GAATATGAGGATCGAAAGCGCTACCCATAATCTAGGATATAACGAATATGATAATATCGTAAGGGCTAGAGACGAGAATATTCACCATGCTGTCTATACAGCTATATATGATTATCTTGAGAAAATAAAGAGAGATAATAATGAGCTAAGCGCAAAAGATTGGATATTATTTACATCTATAATCTTATTCGTTTTTGGGATGGGATTTGCAGGTGGATGGTTGGCATTTAATTGATTAAATCATGGGTAATTTAAAAGATATACAAGATATAACCGGTCTTACGTCAGAAGCTATAAGGGATTTACTGGCAGCTAGGAATATAAAGAAATTTGGGTTAGAAAAACAAAATCTTCTAACCCAATAAAATACGTCACCGGTGGTGAACCGGGTAGGGGACGTGGAGTCGCTGGCAATGGTCGGGGCTGTGAAGCGTCAAATTATATTGGTATAAACTAGTATATAATCACCTAAAGCTTGTCCTAATTATGAGTGTGGTGATGATAATTTTGAAAACAGAAAAAGATGCTTAAAGAAAAAGAATACCCAATAAACAGTTATGGTCCGGTACGCACCAACAAAGACCGGACGTGTGTCTGCTGTGGCGATACGGTTCCAGCTGGCGGCAGCAGGATGATGCCGAGGAACGCCAAGTCCAGTTATTGTCTATGCATATCTTGCTTCAAAAAATGGAAATCCGTTGGCGGAGATCTTAAACTGATGGACAATCTCAGCAATGTGAAGAAAGAGCATATCATATATATGTCTAAGATCATGAAAGGTAATTGTGACATTGTTAAAGGTCATAAGCTTTATATAGCCCTAAAGAAGGCGATAAACGAGAAGAAGGTAGCCGTTATCAGATTCGATACCGACCAACCGATATGTATATCGACAAGAATCATGAATCCTTCATTCGGGGTGATCATGGACGAGTACGGTAAGGATATATTCCAAGGTAACCTTAAGCTAATTAATGTCCCTAAAGGTGTCAAGGATCTAATAGTTAACTATATAGAAAAATATCGTAAATTATGAACTTCAAGACATTTGTATTCATGATCCTTACATTCAGGAGAGTAGATCCTATACCTAAGAATATAGGTCTTATGTTAAGTACAACGTTCTGGATATCTATAGTATGGATAATATCCAACTTTACTATATTGATAATGAGATTAATAAAATAGACAAGATGAAACAAGGAGACGTGATATACAAGAATGGTGTGGAGCTGCTTGTAGTATTAAGCTACGACCATAATGAGCCATGTAAGGGTTGCTTCTTCTACGAGGATAAGGCGTGCGGATCAGAAAGACTGATAAAATGCTGGGATTGTAACAAAGAGTATATATTCACAGCTATACGGGAAAATGATACGACTGAGCTAGATGAAATGATCAAAAGGCATAAGGAAGTATATGAGAAGATGCTCAATATAATCAAAAGGATTGAGAAAGAATGTCAAAAATATGTTATCTGGGATACTGTGCATGTGATGTTGAAAGATGATGGAGAGCTTATTATAAAAGCCTTATCCAAGGATAAGTCCGTGCTTTTAAATGATTTCATTATATATGTCAACAATAATGGGAGTATAGATGAAGAGGACTATGATCTATTATTAACTAAATAATTGATAGTACAAATGGACAAATCAAACAAAATAGAGAATCTAGCAAACAAGTATGTTGAAAGGCATATAAGAGATAGACATCTAAGCGATGATACGATAAAAGAAATAAAAATAGCTTATATTATGATTATAAAAGATTTTATAGCTATTGTCGATAAATCTACATCAATGAATGAAAATGATGTGATACATGTAATTAACAGAATATCATCAATATTATATGAACCTATAGGCATCTCTAATACCGATAAAAAAATATTGGAGATAGGGATAGCGCTAGGTCTAAAGGGCGCCATATCATGTATATTTGGTTCATTATTAAAAGATGACTGCAATATAAAAGATGAGATAATTGATATATCTAAACATATAAAAGAAAAATTAAGGTAGAACATGAGCCTGTTTGTATGCGCTAAATGCGGTTGCGTAGACAATACCGCCACGTCTAGTTACTGGATGTTGACAAACGAGTATATGGTGGATAAATTCGACTATGCCAAGGAACTACAGCCGTACAAGGGCATGGGGATGTGCAGCGAATGCGGGAGGCTGGCTACCAGCCCCGACGGCCGTGATGTCGTGGTGCCCGGGAAATGGCACGGGAAGTTCCCGAAGAAGAAAGCTACCGAAGAGCAGTTAAAGAAAGTAGGATACAAAAATTTGATAAGATGAATACAAAGAGGAATAAGATAAAAAAAGGAGATACCATGATATATGAAGAGAAGAGATTCATGGCTATCTCAGAGATAGAGAAAGAATGTTGTACAGGATGTTGTTTTTATGACAATGGAAATTGCAAGTTAGAAAACCCAAATTGCTTTAACAGTGGTATTATATGGGTGCAAAAAGAGGATTATATGAGCGAGATCAGTGAAAAGGCCATTAAATTGGCTATAGAGGCCATGAGACCTATCCCCGTGTATTCGTCACCATGCTACAGCGTAATTGATAACAGATCGCCTGAGGAAAAGCATGAGGAAGACATGAGGTTTTGTAAGGAGTTTAATAACCTTAGATGTGAGATGCTTATTGATATGGCTAAGAAAATAGAAGAGTATTTATTACAAGATATATAATATGAAGAAAATAATAGGGATAGATTTTGATGGGACGTGCGTAGTAGACTTATTCCCTTATGTAGGAGACAATATCGGAGCCGCTAGCGTATTGAGGAAATTGGGCGAAAGGAATCTACTGATATTGTATACGGTAAGAGATGGTAGATGTCTGCAGGATGCCGTGGATTGGTTCAAGGATAACCATATTAATCTGTACTCAGTAAATTATAATCCGGAACCAGTATCATCATCACCAAAATTGTATTGTGATTATTATATAGATGACAGGAATATCGGCACCCCGCTCACGGATAAAGGATATGTTGATTTGGATAAGATGTTGTTGCTATTAAGGCAAAAGAACTTATTATGAAGATAATAAAAATGAATATCAAAAGATATAAGGAGATTATAAGAAAAAAGGATATACTAACACGAGCCTTATCAGAGGCTCGTAAATTAAACAAATCAATAATATGGGGATGAAATATCATTAGGCAGAATACCTCATCGTCTAAGAACCGTAAAATAAAAAAATGAAGTTATCTACCTTAGGAGCCTGTTCCTTGATAATGTTATCAGATATCATCTTAGCATCCTCTACCGCTTTCTTAGCCTCGGCTAGCGCCTGCTTCTCTTTCTCGGATGCTAACAACGCCTCTAATGCTTCTATATAATTATGTGGAAGATTCTTCTCCACGGATTCTTCCATCTTATTAAAAGCATTTGCCGCACCATGAAACACACTCCTATATACATCAAATACCATTCTTTCTTTTCTTGCTATTAAATATTCCATACAAGACACAGAAATCATATACACAATCGTAGGTCTCCCACCAACTGGGTTTTTGCCATTTTGGGTAAAAACTTTATAATCAATATCTTTAATAAATCCATTATCACCAGTAAGCACTCTAACAGCCTTGCCCTTATCAGAATATATCAAAGGCCAAACATCATCTAAATTAACTGGAAAATCTTCTCCGGATTTAACTAACTCAAGAACCTTCTCGAAATACAATCTAATAGACAAAT